AAGAACTGGTCAGGCTGATCGAGCGGCTGCGGATAAAAGAGCCGCAAAGCAACCAGGGTTTATAGGCAAGCAGGCAATGCAAGGGGGTTTTAAGGGTAACATTTTCTCTAAAATAAGTGGGCTTGGGAAAATGTTTGGTACGGTTAGTAAATTTGGCAGTAGATTAATACCTGTTATTGGTCAGCTCTATACTGGTTTTACGGCTTTTAATGAAATATTTAAACTTTTTAATGACGGCGAAGGCTTCATGAGTTTATTTGAGTCTGCATCAGCTAAAGCGGCTAAGAAGTTAGAAAAACTAGGCGCTATATCTGAGTCTACCGCATCAGCATTAGAGGCAGTTAAAAATAATGCCAAGATACAAAAAGACTTAGCTGAATTAGAATTAAAAGGGGCGAGTAGAACTAGAGCGGAAAATGAAAAATATTTAGATCTGCAAATCCAGTCAATCTCTGCTAAGGGTGCAGAGACGGAGGCTTTATCAAAACTAACCGATGAATCTATAGTAGGGGAAGCGGGTCTAAGTCTATATAATCAGCATATGTCCAAGGCTGGGGGTACAACGCAAGACACCGTTAAGGCACTTCAAGAATTGCAAATGGCTACAAAGATGCTAACAATTCAACAGCAGCAAATTGTTAACTTCGGGAAGGCACTAGAAGGTGCAGATGGGCATTCTGAGCGAGAGGCTGTAGCGAAGAGGCAAGGGGCAGGTCTTGCATTTACTTTGGATAAAATGCTGACAAAAACAAATGCAGACGGGACCGTGGATCAAGCTGCAACACAATCCAATATAGATTCATTTAATAACTTTAATAGTAAAAGCCATAGAGATGGCTTTGATGTAAATTTCAATAGTCTTGGTAAAAACTTAAAGCTAGATGACGGAGTAAGTTCAGACAATATTTCAGTTTTATTGAACGATTTCTATCAGGTAATGGAAGATGCAGCTATGGACAGTGAGTCGAGCGAAAATAAGATGACGGATACTTTTATGAAATCCATCGGTGATCAGCTTGGGAGGTCTGGCTCCGTGTCCGTAGGTAAGGGTTTATTTATGGATGATGCCAAACACAAGAAGGTGTTAAAGAACATTGTAGCCACAGAAACAAAAAGACTAGATCTAATCAGGATGAATTTAAAACATCAAAATGCCATGAATAAACTAGGGAGAGACATGGTTAAGGCACAACAAGATACGGTTAAGTCTCTTGGTTTGATGGCTTCTTCGACTTTTATTTTAGCTGAAAAAATGAGAATGTCTGCTGATATCGAAGAGAAGACTAGAGAAGGAACAACCGAAGCTCGATTGAAGTTTAGCCAATCACTTATGAAGGCGCTGCCAACAACCCTGGAATCTGGTAATTTAGGTACAGGTCTTGAGACGAAGGGAAACGTGACCGAAAATGCTGTCAAGCACTCCCAGGGTGTATTTAATCAAAGGATGACAAGCGTTCAGCTTATGTCCAAATCTGATATAGAAAAAGATGCATTAAGCGAAATTAATAAAAACGCTCCTGAAGAGCTTCAGGTAAAAAATATAACAGACGATCAGGTCGAAACAGCTAAGAAACTTCTTGATGATATTCTTGTGGATGTAGGGAATTTTGAAGATGCTGGGTCAATGTCTAGGGCTTTAACTGAGATAGGTAGGCGCTTGACTGATATAGATGTTGACCCTTTCTCAAAAGCTATAGTTATGGCCACTTTAAAGTCTCGGGAGGTAGTTCAGTTAACAACCGAGCAAGAGAGGGCGTTAGCTGAAGGTGCAGCAGAATACTCTAAATCACTAATAAATATTAGGAACGGCGAAGAGGCAGAAAGAAAAAAGCTATCCCAAACCTTACGTCAGTTAAATATTCAAGAGAAAACAGTAGCTGGGTCTCTTATGCTTGTTGATGAAATAAAAAAACATGGCAGCCTGCAAGATAAAATTAATCAAGGATTAATGGGGGAAGCCGCCCACCTGAAAGTAGTCAATGATGCACTTAAGGATCAGGGTAAAATAGAACTAAAATCAAAAGCTCTAAGAGCTAAAATACTAGGAGATTTAACACAAAAAAGTAGGGAAGCTGGATCGCAATCAAGAGACACGATGCTTGGTAATCAGCAAAAAACTATAGCATTAGGCCCGATGGGAGGTCATTCAGCGCTTGGGGAGTTGCAAAAAAATCTAAAACAGGAAATTATGTTTAAGGTTGGAGAAGAGGCGACTGCTGCAGAGTTTGCAGCCAAAGAAGTTAGTTTTAGATCTCAGATTTTAGGCATTCAGGGTATTGCTGCAAGAAATGCCAAGTCAAAATCAGACACAGAGCTCACAAACCTGCAGCTTGCCACCCAGGAGATGGTGGAAAAGGTATTGTACAATGCTACAAGCCAAAACCTTAATAAAACAGTTAAAGAAAATTTAAATCAAGAAGTACTACAGTTGGTTGAGTCGAGAAGAACGCTTGAGGTAAAAAACAAGCTGCTAGAGGTTAATAACATCAGATACATGATTGCCATGGGTCAACATGACAATGAGATGGAAGAGCTTAAATCCTCTGTACAAAACACAAAAGACAAGTTAGCTATAGCGGTCCTCAAGGGAGACATAAGAAAGCAAGCAGAGTTACAGCTCGAAGAGGAATTGGCAAATTCTCAAAAATCTGGATTAATTGCGGCACAAAACGAGCTTATACTTTCTGGCAAGAGTCAGCTAGCTGATCAAATTAAAAGAGCTAACGAGCTTCAAGAGATGACCAATAAGGTTTCCGAGATGAGGCTTGCTAACGATAGGGCGTTTGTTGATCAAAAAACTTTAGAAGTAAATGCTAGGGCAAGTAATACAACATCAAAGTTGTCTGCATTTGGGGAAATGAGGACTGCTGGAACTAAAGCCTCCATGACTGGTAATGCTGATGACCTACTGGCAGCAGCACAAGCACAGCTTGCATACAATAGGGCTTTAACAGGAACCACGAGTGCTTTAGATCAAGTAAATGTAGAGTTAGCCAATATTGAGGTGGCTGCTAGTAACCTAGGTTCGGATTTAGTTTCTACCGCATTTGCAACAACAAAGTCTGAGCTGAAAAGCGTTTTCTCTGAGATAGCTGGAGGTACTAAGACTATCGGCGAAGCTTTTACGGATATGGGATTGAATGTTGCTAGTGCATTGGCTGACAGATTAATGGATCACAATATTGATTCAATAATGAAGAACTTAACTTTCGCGTTTACGGGTAAAAAACCTAAGAATGAAGCTGACAAAATGAGGAGTGCAATGGAGAATGCTCATCTTTTTCACGTTGATGAATTAAGGAAGCAGGCATCAGAGTCAAGTGCAGAGCTTGGTAACATGTTAAAGAATAAGATGGAGGAAGTTAAGCTTGATATTGATGTTGATATACCTGATATAAAAACATTGGAGAAGCAATTAAGTGAGTTTCCTGGGAAAGTAGCTGGTGCTTTCACGCAAGGTTCTGATGCTATGGTGGAAAAACTATCAAAGCTTTTAGGGAAAGAGGGGTTAGCTACACTTCTAGATCCACACACAAAGGCTTTAGGGGACCTGGTCAAAAGTAATACATCATTGGAGGCGGCGATGAATACGGCAGCCCAAAAGAAGCTTGACGAAGGGAGAGCTCCAGTCTTAGAGGATCCGACTGTGGCGTCTGGAACCGCACAAATGGAACAAGATATAGTGGATAAGCAAAGGAAAATGCAAAGCATAGAGGCGGAGTTGTCACTGGCTCTAAACAAACCAATAGAGACGGCTGTAGCAGAAGATAGTGAAAAAACGAAGGATTTGAAACCCAAGGAAAGGGCTGAGATGCTTACGAACTATCAATCCAGTCTGGCTATGCTAAGAAATGTCAAAGAGAGAATAACACAAGTAGAGAATCAAACCACGCCTAATGGGGGAGTGGCAGATGAGGAAAGGTTAGCTAAGTTAGTGAAAAGTCGTGATGCCGTACAGCTACAGATGGATAAAATGGCAAAAGATAACCCCTCACTTTTATTAAATAATCAGGATGAACCTAGGAAACCTTGGGAAAAGAACAAGGCCATTGACTTTAGGCCTGCCCACGACAAGTATGACCAAGTCGAGTTTACTAGAGACTTTAAGGAAATGAACTCAAGACTTGGTGATAACAGTGGAGAAGTCGGCAAACTAACGACAGAAATAAGTAACCTTAAGTCTGAAATTACAACTTTAAAAAACACTATAAGTCAGGCTAAGGATAAAAAACCATTAACCGAATACGAGGGCGGCAAAATTCAAAAATACCACCAAGGCGGTTTTGTTAGAGGTTATAAAAAAGGCGGAGAAGTTCCTGCGATACTACAGGAAGGCGAGTATGTTATACCTAGAAAACTTGTAAATGGAGGAGATCCAAAAATAGACGGCAAGCCGATGGAAACGAAAAGTTTTAAGGATACTCAGGCTGGAGCTTTATTCACTGGCTTGGGCCAGCTGGGGGCGTCAGCAATAAGCTCGAGCCTTGCTAATAAATGGTGGGGTAATGACGATAAGGGCGAGGATAACAAACCAACATTTGACACAAACAGATTTAATACGCTAGGATTAGATTCCGACGTTAACATGAGGTCTAACGACTCTAGGCTTAGTGCTAGATTTAGATCAGAGAATAAAGCTACTCAGGATTACGGTCAATATCTTCTTGATATGGAGGATTATAAAAACCAAAAAACCAACGAAAAGTTTCAAAAAAGAATGGGTTACTTGCGCCAGGGTGTCGGTTTGGTTGGAACTGCGGCTGCTAATTTCGCAATTCAAGGCATTACTCTTGGGGCTGGCGCTCTTGTAGATGGGGCCAGGAACCTTGGCGGCTCAATGGGTATTGGTAAGGCTGAAAATGTTGCAGCCTATAAAGCGGCCAAGGCTGAGGGTATGGATGTTAATTATTCTCAAATTGCTAAACTCAATAAAAATCACAGAGCAGCGGGATCGGTGCCAAGTAGTGCAGATATTAGAAAAATTCACGAATCTAATCAACGTAGAAGTATAAGTTTTAAGGATGCAATTAATCCCGTAAAAGCCTTAAAGCTTGATAAAAGATTTGGTAAAAAAGGTAATCAAGATTCTGATAGCACTGGATTCTTTGCTAGAACATTTGGTACTAAAGAGCAAAGGGAGGCCGCAAAGAAGGCGAAAAGGCAGGCAAAGATACACGACCAATCAAGCAAAGAAAATCTTATAGATTTCTATAAAGATCAAGGGGGTCATGAGGGCGGAGGGTTTAAGGATTTTATAGGACCAGTACAAAGGTATGGTGGAGGTTCAATCCCTGCAATGCTCACAAAAGGTGAAGCGGTGGTACCCTCAGCAATAGCATCAAGAATAGGATACGACAATTTAAATAAAATGAACACTACAGGGAACTTCCCTATAGTGGACGGTAAAGGTGGAATAGATAATGTCGGGCCAGTTGGCATGAATCCAGGCGATTTTGTCATCAGGAAATCATCGACAGATAAATTACAAAGAACTAACCCAAATCTAATGAGGTTTGCCGCACAGAATCCAGATGGATTTAAGAGGGCTTCAAAGGCATACTATAACGGAGGTGTTGTTGACTCGGAGTTAACATATCCTTCTCAGTCAATGGGTGGAGGTTCTTACGGTACAAGGCAGAGTCCAGAATTATCACCTCAACCAGAAACTGGTGGCACTAGTTCCACCTCAGGTTCTTCTGGTGGGGCAGTAACTAACAACATTAATGTAAATGTTACGATAGATAAAGCTGGCGGAGAAGCATCAACTGAGTCTAATGATACTCAAGGTGAGGCATCTTCTTATAATAATGAAAAACAATTATCCCAGAAAATAAAAGCTGCCGTACTCGATGTTATTAGACAAGAAAAAAGAGTAGGAGGAGAGCTTAGTTAATGAAGCAGGCAGTACTTGGATATGAAAAACAATTCTTTATAGACGGCACTCAAATATCAGGAGTCCAGTCTGTAGAAGGTTCCTATGCTATACAGGAAAAACCTATAAATGTATTAGGTTGGGGGCATGTTAATCATAATTTTAATGACCTGCAGTCAACCTTAACTCCAGAGGCTTTTGAGCCTAATGGAGAATATGTCAGGAATGATGCATTTGTTTTAACGGAAGATGGGTTTAGGGTTACCACGAATGAGTCATGCTTGGATAGGAAGCCGACCTCAACGCCGAAAAGTCTTGCCGTTGTTAACTCTCCATTGGAGGGCTCTTTTTCTATTAATTCAGTTTTGGTTAGTGAGGACTTTATGCTTAATTATACTGGCGATATATCTTTTACTGGAAGTATACATCATGGATCTCAATATTTTGGTTTTTATAATGGGTTCGTGACTAGTCATAGTGTCTCTTGTGGGGTTGGACAAATACCTACGACATCAACGAGTATATCGATATATGGAGATATAGGGGGCAATCCAGACTTTTTTAAAATAGAAGATACAGAAGGTAAAATTAACCAAGAGAACGAATTTGCGATAGCTGAAGAAACAAGTATGGGGGAGCACCCTTATAATGCATCGGGGAAAAACCCATTCCCAGAAATTAGAGTACCTAATCACGGTTCAATTAGTGTTGAGTGCAGGGGTGCTAAGACAAATAGAGTAACAAATTTTCAGCACACAATAAACTCTCCAAGGGATGCGATATATACAGTAGGTTCTTCAACCTGTGCTCAAGTAGATATAAGATGGCCAATAACTAGTTCTACAAGCTTTACTATAGAAGTTGATGAATATGAATATGGCAGAATGAGAAAATATTTAACCGCCCCAACAGTAGAAGATATATGTATTAATATCAATGATTGTTTTGGTGCTAAAATAGAAAAATATAAAGTTATAGAAGCCAGGTTAGTAGGTGAGTCTGTGTCAGCTGGCGTAGATGGAAGATTAACTGTAAATTTATCATATAATTCTTATTATAATAAGAGATGAGTAAGCCTTTTGTTAGATATGAAGATGTACCTTTATTGTTAGCTCATGAAGGTGATGACCCTGTGTTTATATTTGCTAATAATGCCAGCATTGGTGTGTCTCAACAAATAAATTCTAAAAAATTTGATGACGATTATAAAATATCGTTGGCTATGCAGACTGGTGATGTATACTTTCCTGAGGCAATGGAAAGTGGCTTTATTCTTGGTCCTAAAGATGGACCTGCATATAAAGTACCAGAATCAATAGAGGTTATTAGGGCTGGAGCTAAGATCTCATTTCCTTCGGAGCAATCTTTAGTACTTACGGAAGATTTGCATCCTGGCGATTATCATGTCAAGGTTAGGTCTACTGGAGAAACCCTGTTGAGCTATAACGATGATATTGAATTTGGCGAGGTGGATGTAGTTAGGCATTATGCAGCAGAGAATGGAGCAAGGGGTAATTTGTCTATAAGTTATTATATGAATACGGGTAATATTCATTCGTTTTTTAATATAACTGGATTAGTTAATAAAGAAATATACCCGCAGGTTCATGAGGGTAAGATCACTGGCTCTCTGGGAGACTATAAATTTAATGATGCATATATAAAAGAGCTTTCATTTAGTGCGAGACCCTACGAGATAATAGAGGCCAGAGTTTCAATAGATATATTTGGTACTCTTGATTACCAGTCTGGGATATCAGAGGATTTAATTAATAATGGGTATTATTGCACTAGGCAGGAGCAAATAACGGTACCTCATGCCGTAGGCACACAAATAGATGGAATAAAAAACATAGGTATGGAGTTCCCCCTTGACTTTACATACACGGTAACCTCAGAAAGGCTTCCAACTTATGAAATGGATGCTAGTGGTAACCTTGGTCCAGGGGGAGAAGTTCCTGTAAGGGTTAATAAGCAGGCTATAGATATAACAGCTCAAATTATGGGAGAAAAATTAGACCCTTATCTCCAAATTACTGGACAGAGGGCAGATTTAAATGTAAGGCTATCGGATATAGGTTTTAGTAAAGAGTTTACAGACAATAATCAAGGATTGCTTGGGGAGTTTAGATTGATAGGAAATGTGGTCTACCCAGAGCAAACACAGGAAATGCAATTGCTTGAAAGTTATGGTGTGGTTGATTCGGATAACTTATCTGTGAGCGATCAAGGATATCTTCAGGGTAGAGCAAGCATAAAGCAGTCCTACAGATAATGGATATACCCGTTCCAGAGCAATGGTCAAAAACCAAGCGTTATCAAAAAAATGACATTGTTATTACTAAGAACTTATCATTTCCTGATGATGAAAGCTTGAGGGGCACTTTAGTGGGGGATGACTTCGCTACAAAGTTAACACCTTTTAATTTCATTGAAGATCAGGAAGGTTATTACCTTACTGTAGATTTTGAAGAAAATGCAGACCTCAATCAAGATATGGAGATGCAGCTTGGATATGATTTTGATGTTAATCCCAATTTTGGATATACGGGGAAGTGCATGATTAAGAAGTCAAGTGAAGGCACTGAATCTAATGACGATTTTATAACCATAATAACAGAAAAATTAAACGCTATAGGGGCAGATCAAATTGATTTAAAAAATTCTATAGGTATAGGTGTGGGCATGAAGTTTTACGACTTGCAAAATAATCAAGTAAGAAATGCTGACATTAGAGAATACTTTAGAATGGTTGCTATGGACGATCTAAGTAGTAGAGATTTTCTCTATGCTCAAGTAGATATTCCAGATAACCTTATACCAGATAATGTGGTTACTGGCAGGCTTTATGTTGTAGTATGTGGCTTGAGATCTGGAGGAATTGTGTTTAGGAACCCTGGGGCATATAATTTATCTAGTTATTTTTATTGCAAGAAAGATCATAATTCTAATGAGATTAATTCTCCGAATAGTGCAGGAGCCAAAGAGGTTTGGGATCAAGATTTTTTCTGGAGACCTAGTTATGGTTCTAGTGTGAGTTTTGCGGCTCAAAATGAAATAATTAAACTCGGAGAGGGATACGATCAGGTTACAAATAAGGCAATTAATTGTCTACCTATGGAGTTGCAATTGAGGTTTGAAAACAGAAGTGACAAGGAGGCTAAGGCTATAATACATTTTCTTCAAGAGAAGTTTTTTCCATACGACTCTATGTTCTCGATTAATTACAAAGGCGAGAGGCTGCTATCTAATGATGTAGCTAAATTTAAATTTGAATACTCTTACCCTTACAAAAAGAACCTGAGGTATACTTGTTTAAAGTTTTCTCATGAAAAATCATACAGGAATAATAATAATATAGCGGCGACATTCGCCTGCAATACACAGAGTACAATAGAAAGCGTTGATAGTCATTTTGGGTATAACAAAAGGATTGACGCTCTCATACCAGTTTCCATAGATGAGCCAACTGAATTTAAAAAAGGAGAGCCTCAGAAATTAAGGTTATTTAGTTTAGAGACGGTAGAGGAAGAGGAGTTCGATCAGGAATATGAAGCTTTGGATAGAGGTGTAACTGGAGCTGTAGAATTAAGAAAAATTGTTAAAAAAATATCAAGATACCCAGAAGATGAGGCATTGCCAATTGAGGGGGGTATTGTAGAGTTTAAGGAAGATTATGTAGTTAAAGTTAAGACTTGCATGTTTTTGCAGATTAAAGAACCTAACGAAGATTCTATATTTAATTTTGGGAATATACAAATACAGGAGAGGCTAGATGCAAAGAGGTATGTGTTTACAGGTATACTAGAGGAAGGTTCAGAAGCTCCTGTGGAGTGGCCTATGATTATACCGCCTGGGCAGGCTGATAGGGTGGGCCAAGGGATGGTTTTAGACGATAAGAGGAATAGAGTGATTATTGACCCGTTTCCGCTTGATGAAACTCCCACAGTATATGAGCAGTTAACCAATGAGGAAATACCTTACTCCTTAGTGAGGCTTGCTAGGTGTCCAAGTGATTGCTTGTCAAGTCAGCCAGCTTTACCTAATGAAAATATAGTAATCCCGCCAACTACAACTGACTCTAATGGGAATGCTAGACCTAGAGAAGTTTTCCTAAAAAACTACAGGAAAGTAAAAATACTAAGCGAAATAAGAAAGAATAGTACGGATGTAATATTGGAGCCCACTAGTGACTTTGTTATGGATGGAGATTTTGATTTACATATTCCAGCTGTATTTGGAAGGTCTAGTATTTATATAGATGATCCCGACGAGATAACATCATTTCAGTTTTTAAAAGTTAGAAGCTTCGACTTTAAGCCTTCTATGGGTTTTTCAATAGAGCATTCCCCCAAGCACCTTCAGACGGAGTTCACTAAAGTATATAAAAAATATACAAAAAAATCTATTAATCAAAACTTGTCTACTTATAATGTTTCATTTAATCAAAGAACTGATAAGGAGGCTAAAGAGATACTGTTGTTTTTAGAGAGTCATCTTGGTTATAGAAAATTTAGATTTCAAATGCCTAGGCCTTATGGTAAGGACTTAGATCATCAGACTACAGGTAGCACTCCTTCTTCGTCTATATTTTATTGCCCCAGTTGGAATCACACCAATGTATATAAAAATAATAATACAATTACTGCAACGTTTATAGAATCGGCAACTTCTATACCAGAAGATTTGCGAGCAATGTTTGGTATAGGTAAGCCAGAGGAAGGCTCATGTTTTGGGGCGGAAATATATAACATGATTACAATGCATACATTGTGCGTATTATCATCGACTCTTGAAGCTGCTTACACTAGGGCGAATTATTTTAGGTCTGGAGAAATTAGAGCATTCTCTCCCCCTCCTAGACCAGCTGGCCTTAAGGTGCATTTTTCTGGGATAGGGATACAGGATGACTTTTATGATCTTGAGCACGATTATATAGCCGCCCAAGTCAATGTAAGGAAACAGTATGGAGGTTTAATTACAAATGGAACTTGCACTAGTCAGGCTTTTATTGAAGACGGATTCTCTAATTTAGTAGGACCAGGAGAATACCCTGTAGCCAGTGTAATTATACCAAATGTACTTGCGTCTTTATCAGAGCCAGATGACGATCTTTCGAGGCAAAAAGGGAGGTTGGATTCTGTTGCTATAGGTCCTCTAACTCAAGTTGAAATATATGACCAGGAGAATTTTCAAGGTAATTTAATTTTAAATGTTGTGGGTCCAGCTATTATATATAATAACTTTTGGGTTGAATCAACAGACAGGTTCTTGATATGGGATAAAAAATTAGAGAACTCTGTATATAAATTTGATTATGAGTTTGAGTTGGGTATAGGTGTGCAAGGAGCTTGGACTCAAACACAGTCTCAGAACTCGGGTAATTTTGCATACTTGCCCACGGTTAGAGATAAGTCTTGGTTGTACTATAAGGGGTTGAGCCAAAACCAAGTTAAGTGGTCAAAGAGTAGCTGGAAAGATATTGGGTCGTTTAAAATAAGATATTTAGGATGAGTACTGCAAAGAAATATAATAACCTTTTTTATGTAAGGGATCATCAGGTTGATTTAATATTCTTAATTGATGCATCTTCGTCAATGAACGACAGGATAAAAGTTCCAACTGAAAATGGCGTTAAGATATTTAAGAAGATAGATGTAATTAACGATATGTTAAAAAAGATCACAACAGTACACGATTGTGATGTTATGCCAGGTACGAATAATTTTGGATTTGAATCATTAAAGACTCCGAAAATAGATCATGTAAACAAGGTGCCGCCATGGGGAACTAATCCAGATGGAACAAGTATGTCTCAAGAAGACCTAGAGTCGATGCCGATTGGTTACTTGAGAAGGTTTAATGTAAAAATAGAAAACCAAAAAATAAATATTGGAATAATTAAAATATCTTCAGAAGATGATACTGAAATTATATCTGGTTTAATGAATTACCCTGATAATTTTAATAGGCATTACTTGTATGAAAAAATAAAAAATGGGGTTGGCTCTTCAAAGGGTAAAGATTATTTGCATGCAACTCAATTGGCACTTTATGAAATGTTTTTTGGACCTAGATCTAAACAGGTATTAAAAAGATTTTTGTTTTATATAGGTGATGCATTTACACCAAGGAATAAAGACGCGATAGAATTATGCAATGCACTAAAGCCTGAAAATTTATTATCAATGAGGAGGCCTTTGGATATAGATTTAAAAGGCTATGAGATAGTAAACAAAGAAGATAAAAAACCTTTAAGGTATAATGGGGCCAATAAATCAGAGTGGTATGTGCAGCCTTGTAGTGCTGTAAGTTTGTTTGCGGGGGTGGGATCTCAAGCGAAAGGCGTTTCTAAGAAAGCTAAGGAATATGCATTTGATTACGAAAAGAACCCAATGAATCCAATGGGTTATTTGGACATATCTAGCGAAAGTTCTGCTGGTCAATTCAATAGGATTTTAGGTATAGTAAATGTAGTTGAGAGATTATCTTATGATAATGGCTTTGAGAATGTGTTTTCGGTAACGCTCCATAATTGTGGCCCCCACGAGGTAACGTTACTGAACACTATTGTTAATTTTGAAAATGATACGGATGATACTCCAGAAGAAGACAGGTCTATACCTTATGTAGGTGCAACAAAATATACTACAGAATTTCTGAAGTCTGGTATACCTAGGGGTAATAACCTTTTTGATATAAAGACAATGTCGCCAGGTGAAGATGGTTCTATTGGGTACGGAAAAGTTGAGGCTGGCTTCGAAGGGGATGAGAGGCCTGGGTTCCTTGTAGATAGGGACTCAGTGGAGAATATATCTATGGCCTTTGAGGCTACGGCAGACGATGATCCTGACGATATTATAGGAGGTAGAAATAATAACTTTGTTCCAGGTAGAGGGGGGCAATTTTATGGTGACCCAGAGAATGCAGACTTGTTCGAGGATAGTAACAGTAACTACAATATACTGTGGCATTCTTTTAATAACCAGTATGAAGTGTACAGAAGGGGAAAAATATATAACATAGATGGAGGGTGGGCCTCACACTGGAGGGAGAGTAAGGGGGTCAAGAATGATGGTGTAGCTTTTAAGGGTATGCCTGTTAGGGTTTTCAAATCTGAATCTACTGGATTTGAGATTGTAGATTATAACATTGGCAACGCTACAGCAGAAAACGGATATATGGGTGACTATGGTCACTTGCCTATAATAGAAAGAGGAGGGGAGATAGATTTATTTTTCGGAATAAGAGTTGGAGAAACCCTCGATGTGAGTAATGATCTAACAGCTTATGACTCACTACTTGAAAGGGTGCAGTTATTCTTTAACTCTGAGGATAAGACTTTAAATAAAATGGCATGCTTTGCTAATGTAGATTTTAATTTAATATGTCCGATATTTAGGCCAGCTAAAAATATTTTTCAAGGTGGTTATGATTTATTTGTTCCTTATAATGATGATGCACAGCTAGCTCCACCTTTCGATGACGTCGATGATGGAACAGTAGAAATGCCTATGGCTGGAATGTGGGAGATAACATTTGATGATGCTGCATATGTTCATAGCACTGCTAAAATAATAGTAAATGTTCCTGCTATTGGCGATAAGGCTGATGGGGATGAAAATAAAATTCTTGCTTCAGCTATGTGTGATATTAATTTTGATACTAAAGATTTTGATATCAAGAGCTTGGTTAACGCATTGACAACAACAATAACCGATCAGGCTAGCGGCGTAACGGCTACATTAACAGCAAACTCTACCGCAGCAAAAAATGGTTATACAGCTCCAACTGTAACACCTGTACCTGTGGGTAAGTCTTACTCTAAGGCTTTGGCTTTTTATAATAAGACCGCTGGTGAGTTTTACTTAATACTAGGTGCTAGAACCGCAGCCTCTGGGGCTAATCCTCCGCCACCAGGTCTAATGATAGGCGGAAAATCAATTAATTATTCAGCCGCAGGGACGAATGTTCCTGTACCAGATGCCTCTTATAGCACGTTGCAGTTTATATTTAAAATAGACCCAGAGAGCGAGGACACAGCTGCTGGTGATGGAAATGATTTTAAAGCCGCACTTAAGTCAGGTGGACATGGAACTTGGTACCCTGTTCAGGGGACCTGGGTTGATTTAGTGACCCCAGGAGTTATGCCGACACCAGCTGATCCAGCGCAGGGAACCAACTGGAGGGGTAGTAGGTCTAAGCCAGTAACTATTACGAAGATATGAGTATCATAAATAATGATGATCAAATATGTTTGGCTTATAGTGGTGAAACCTACTATGATGATTGCGGTGGACTCCTTCAGGAGACTGGTGAGTTTTTGTCAAGAAGGAAACTTATATTAACTGACGGACAGATAGACCCATTTGAGGCTGATAAAGAGTTAAGAGATGCAGCTAAAGGAGTACCTAAGGTAATTTACTTAGAAGATTGCGAGACTACATCGATTAGTTACCCGTGCAATGAGCCTATATCTACAGTAGATCAGGGCAAGTTTGTTGAAATAGTTAATACATGCACTGAACCAATAACGGTAACTGGTTTAAATAATTCAGACCCAACTAGGTTTACGGTATTTGACCTAGGTTATAGGGGCCTAGAAACATACCACTCTGGGGTTTGCGAAGAGCTTCCATTTACTGTTGCTCCTTATACCAAGAAAACTATACATAGCTTTTTTCATCCATCTAGAACTGAGATAGAAGATGGTAATGCTGGTTCTTATGAAAATAGAACTGGTGATGCGTGGTCAGCGAAAGTCAGCCTGTATCCTGGCTTTCCTATACTTGGGTGCGAGGGTATGGATCCGTGTGATTCTTTTTACACATTAAGCGGTGAGCTTTTGTGTGATCACTTCGATAGAGAGCCTTTGAAGAATTTATCTAATTATCAAGGCGTTTATGGGTGCACTGGTAACCCTATGTCAACTCTAAGGGCTTCTGACTGTCTTATTACCTCTGGTGTTTATACTGATAGTTTTAACGTTGGATACGATGAGTATACTGCGATGCAGAACTTAGCTCTTTCGGTAGAAAAAGAGTATTCGCCTTATAGTGCCAGTAATCGCGCTGATCCACCTGATGATAGCATGTATATGGCTTCAGCTTTATTTAGAGAGGCTTCATTTGCATCCAGCAGTTTTCAGGAGCTATTATCTAAAGGTTTTACGACTGTACAGAAAACTTGGAGAAAGAGTGATGGAAGTATGGGGGTTACGGTTGGGGATGCTTTGGAAATAACTGGGCAATATTTAAATAATTATGTAACACTTAATTATGAGAACGAGTTATACACAGGTATGAGGGTTAGGGTTTCTGTAGATGAGTCGGGGCCTTATGTTTATGATGTTGGTATATTTTTTAATTCTGAACCCGCAAACGGGAACACATTCGAGCCAGCAATATTTATGTCAGAGTGGGGAGACTTTAATACAACTAAGTTTTGTTTTGCTAGGGGGGATATAGAATTAGCAACTGAACCATACTCGCCTCCTTCAGATATTATTTTATGGAATAATAAAAAAGGAGCTGGTTCAAACGTGACACAAGTAACTGAAGAGCAGATATACAGAGTAGGATATCTGCATGGAGATAAATAAAATGGGAAGAGTATATTATGGCTATGACTACCAACTAGTTCCAGGGGATGGAGATAGTGGCAATCATTTGTTTAGGATTAGTAAAACTGGCGATGGATATAGTAAGTTGTATACGGCTAGCCCTATAGATTATGAAGCTTATCATCTTATGATTAATCCTTTTGTGACTATAAGATTGAGAGTTACTGATGAGAGGGGTAATTATTTTGAGAAAAAAATCACATTAAATATATTAGATGTGCAGGAAGTTCCTGATAAGTTAAAAGTGGATGTAGTTCTTATTGGCGCTGGCGGGGGTGGAGGTGGTGCCGATGACGGCAATGGTGGTCCAGGCGGGTCTGGGTCTCAATTCGCATTTGCTACAACACTTCAAGTTGGGGAGACATACGGACTACATTTAGGGAGTGGAGGGCTTGGTGGTCTTAATAATGCTTATTACACTTATACAACCACGGGTGGACCAGGAGGTGAAACACCTGCATTTTCTGGTGGATTTTTTGGTGGAAAGGGTGGCCATTGTGGGCCTCATGGATCAAGTGGTGGGGGTGGAGGTGGTGGTGCTGCTACCGTACTTTCCTATTATAAGAGAGGGGGGATGGGACGAGGCTGGAGATCTATGGCTGCTGCCGCTGGTGGCGGAGGAGGGACGGGTAGAAGAGAGCTTCCAGCATACCCAGGAAGAGGTGGAGATTTAGAGTTTAAGGATACTCACTTAGCCCTATATGGGGATCATAAAACGGTCGGCGGAATAGGATTTAATTACAATGGTGATGGCCCTGGAGGGGGCGGAGGAGGGGGTGGAGCTTCAGGTGGGCAGGGAGCTAGTAGTACAGAAGGATCCTACGGAGGTAAGAGCGGTATAACCAGGACAACCTTTAAACCAACTAGTCTAACAATTGTGTCTGGACAAACAGGTAAGGTTGTTGCGGGTAGTTTTCATTTACATGGATTAGCCCAAAGAACCGCTATTGGCTCTGCACCTGGAAAATGGTGGAATAAAATGAACTTAGTACCTGCTGAGGCGGGTAGCGGAGGATTCTCTGGCTACAAAAGGGAAGATAGGTTCAATTCTAGTGGTCGACCTGGGGCAGCTATAATTAGATATAAAGACACATACCCTAGGATAAAGCTTGGAGGCTCGTATAGTCTTTCTGGGGGATATCATATACATGTTTTTAGCGGCGGTGGTACCCACAGTTTGGAGATGGAGCTTTATGAATAAGTATAGTTTTAATTCTGGTAGCGAAAACCCTAATAATGATGGGTTGAGATTTAATGTAGCAATGGACCCTGGGTCTCATTCTACTTTAATTATAAGAAATGTTAGTGGAAGTGGGGTTGTCAACTACTTAACGGATTCAGATTATTTATACCACGTATCGAGGGTTCCTTATAAAGAGGATTCGTATAGAGAGGTGAGCTCTAGTCTTAGCACAAACCTTTCTTACCCTAGTGGGGTGTCCATAATACCTGGCAAAACTGTATGCGTTAATGCTTCGTCTGAGAATGTAGAGGGTATATATAGATTACCTGTGGGATCTAGGATTTATTCAGGACAGTATAGTGATAAGCAATTGATAACTGGTGGACTACTTGATGATGAAAGTAACTACTATGATATTACTATGGATGGGTTTGAGTATTCTAATTTAATTGATCCTGAAGAATTTTTTCAAAGTGGCTGGGCTGTGTCTGGGGGATTAAAAGTTTCATTTGTTGAGTCAATTAATGAATCAATGCCTTTTATTGATATAGAGAATATGGACACAAGCTCTGGTCAAATCGCCAGAATGGATATATATTCATCAGAACTAAATGGTTCATTTTTTAATTTAACTATAGAGAATGATATAACGGCCACGGGAATACCTGGAGATGATTATGATTCAAATGTAGTGGGAGACCCTTCTGAGTTTAATAAAAAACAAGACGAGGTAGAACCTTTTGTCGTTGGTGGGCAAACCGAGCTAAAGCTAATAGAAGAATGGAATAGTTTATTTTCAATAAACAGGGGAACCAATATCGAGGATGAGTTTTCAAACGGCAAGGGCAGGGACGAAGTTTTTATTGAGGCTGTGAAGAAATTCCTAGATAAAAATTGGGATACATCTATGAAGCAGTTTTTATGGGGCGATATTATTGGAAGCAATGAAATAAGAAGCGAGCTAACAGTTAGGTCCGCCCCAGGACTAAGGATGGCAATATTTTTTCAACTGTACTATTACGGGGCATCTGATGATATTAAAATGCTTTCTGAATATATGGGGCAAAAGCAACGGCTAGGTAAGACTATGGAGTGGCATATGGGTTTAGGGGGAATGTCTAAGGTTTCTAGTAAAACCAGAAAGTTGAAGCAAGAGTATACATATATGTCTACAAGTAGGTCTTATAAAAAAATTTATAAGGTGTATGATATGCCGCCTAGAAATTCTTTTACTGCAACATCTGAATCCAATGAAGCTATGTTTGATAATATAGGCGAGGGTTACATTGAGGAACCGAAAGTTGTTTCTGGGTTTTATCCATTGTATTTTTCTAGAAGTTATGCGGAATCCGAAGGAGGGGGATTTGCTGGCAGTTTAATTTTTAATGAAAAAGAATATTATATGCCTTCTGGTTTGGTTTCTGGTAGTACATATTTTCATGGAGATTATGACCCTCAGGTTTTAATATCTTATTTAAATGAACAAGATTTTGATTTAAGCGGAACATATGAAGAGTCAGGAAGTATTGAAGTTGTGCAGGCTGGTTACGGTTACTCAGATCCAGTCACATTATATCAGGAGGAATCTTATGTAGCAACAGGAGAAGATCAAGAAGAAGAGGGTGTGCCTGAAATTTCTGGACAGTTAGGTTACGATGTTAATACGGGTAACTATGCTCCAGTTGTGGGTACAGATGACCCAGAAGTTGCTCAGCATATTGCAGAGCAGACATTTTTGATAGATTTTTTTAACGAACAGGGGATTTAGACATGGTTGATAGACAAAAAGTAAAAGATTTATTTGAGGCAGATCCAACTATGCCCATTGTATTATACGAGCTAGACTTACAGGATAGGGGTATGTATTATTTCCATGCAGGAGAAAATGGGTTTTTAAATAAAATAGTTTTCGACGGTAAGGCTTATGATTATTATCCTATTGAGGTTGAGGGTTTTGATTTTCAGGGTGACGGTAGGCTTCCTAGACCCAAAATGACCTTAGCTAATTTTAGAGGCAACATTTCAATTAGGTTGCCTATATTTAATGATTTTATTAATTATAAATTAGAAAGAGTTAAAACTCTTGTTAAGTATTTAGACCATGTAAACTTTCCTAATAATGTTAACCCTCATGCAGAACCTGATAGTGAAGAAGTTTTTGCTAGGGAAATATATTTTGTTAACCAGAAATTGGCTGAGACAGACTCACTTGTTCAGTTTGAATTAGTATCTCCATTGGAGTTGGAAAACTCAGAAATACCATCTAGAACTATATACTCAAACTATTGTAGCTGGAGATATAGGTCTAGCATAGGATGTGGGTACAATGGTAGACCTATAGCTGATAAGAAGAATAAAAGATTTGTTGAGAGTGGATACGAGGGAGACGGGGTAGGTGGCGAAGTGCATTTAACCAATGAAGATATGCTGAATCCTGATATTAATATAACAAATTTTGCAGGCACAGGAGATGTTGTAGGGGATTATCCAGAGTGGAGCCCGTATGAAGAGTATACATCAGGAGATGTAGTTAAAAGAATATCCAGAAAAGGGGACGCTGAACTATATCCAGAGACAATATATGTATGTATGGGGGATGGTATACAGTCTAACCCTTTGTTCGATAAAAAGAATTGGATTGAGGATTCTTGTGATAAAAGCTTATGTGGCTGCAGGATGAGATTTTCTGACGATGCAGAGAATGCGGGAGGTTGTCATAGGAAGAGAGGTTCTAGTAAGTTTAGGGATGTTAATCAAAAATACAAAGAATCTTCTCATGGTTTGCCTTTTGGAGCTTTCCCTGGAGTAGAGCCTTATGACTTCAAGTAGCGTTGAAAATATAGAGAGCAGAGATTATTATAAAAAAATAATAGATCTGGCTAAAAAAAAACCTAATGAAGAAATTTGTGGTTTCGTTTATTTGGATAGGTTATTAAATCCGTGCGTTACAGAAGAAATTAATCAAAGCGATGATAGGGTAAACTCTTTTTATATATCTCCGTCTAGGTTTCTTGAAGTTGAGAATATAATAGGAGTGTATCATAGCCATGTTAAAGATAGCGCGAAACCCTCTAGTCTTGATTTATTAAACTCTGAAGAGAGCGGATTGCCTTTTCTTATATATAGTAATACTGATAAAGATTTTTGGTTAAATTATCCAGAATCATATGAACCTACAAAGTTAACTGGGAGACCCTTTGTGAGAGGCTTCTACCAATGTTTCACTTTAATAAAAGATTACTTCGAGGTCGAGCTTGGAGATAAAGACGATTATTGCAATTATAATTACTGGCCAGATTTTGTTGGTGCAAAAGCTAACAAGTATTTACTGGGAATATTAAATAAAAAATATACAAGAATTAAAGATGGTAGCATTAAAAAACATGATGTATTAATATTTGAAACTAAGGATCCTACTGTTCATGCTGCAATGTATAAAGGTCAGAACGAGTTTTACCATCACCCGTCTTGGACGCTATCCAGCCTGGATGACTTTACTGAAAGGTGGCAAAAGAGGGTTAAATATGTGTTCAGGCATAATTCTTTAGTGTAATTATATATCAGGTAAAAGGATGAAAAATGTAAGGTTACATGGAAAATTAGGTAAACGATTTGTTAAATCGGCTGACTTTGATGTGTCTACTCCTGTAGAGGCTATGGCGGCCTTGATGGCGAACTACCCAGATATAAGGTATTATTTAGCTAAAAAAGAACAGGAGGGGGTTCAGTATGGAATTAAGAGTAGGAAGACTGGTCAATTTCTAGGTAGCGAAGAGTTGGGCATGATTATGGATGGTGGCCTTGATATTGTACCTGCACCAGCTGGTGGTGGATTGGCCGCTATAGCTATGAGTGTGGTCACAAGTTTAATTAGCGGTTTTATGCAAAACCAAATAGATAAGGGCTTGAAGCAGGATGACACCGTGCTCACAATGCAAAGTAATTCCTTCATATTTAAGGGTAAAGAAAATAGATACGAGCAGGGTACTACGGTTCCATTGGGTTATGGCAGGATGCTGGTTGGGTCTAGTGTTGTCTCAAACTCTATTAACAATTATGATTTAAACGCAGAAACTGGGGGAATTTATACTCTTGAGGTTGGAGCTTATACTATGTTGCCCAACTACGCTCCCTGGGATAAATTTTATGACGAAGATTTAGGGCCACTTAAGTCAAGCGCATTAAGGTCGGTTGCGGAAGGGTACTCTGAGCTGGCTGTATCTAATCCGAATTATAAAGCGTTAAAGAAAACTTTAAGTGGTACAAAGTTTGGATCAAATGACGGTATATATGGAAGTAGTGTTATAACTGATGGTCATGAATATAGTAAGAAAATAGGTGGAGGGTTTTTTGGGAGTTTAACTTATAAAGTTGTATATAATCAGTCTGTATCAGAGGCATTTTTAACTAACTATAGTACTAACGGAAACTTCACTCCAGTAGCTATGCTGTCAACATATCCAGACCAAGATTTATCAAAAATCCCGCCAGAAGAAAAGGCTAAGCTTGGTGTAATGAGATTCTTTAATTATTCGGGATACGAGAAAAAATTAAGAGAGCTCGTTCAGAAAGCTTACGATTTACCGAATTGGAATGGACCAAGTGATACTGTTACCCAGGAGTATGTAGAGGAAAAGTATTTAAGAAGATCTGCTTTCGCTGTATTACAAAGCAGACCTAGGCCTGAAACTATAGATCCAAATGTTGAGCCAAGAAGGTATTGGCCTATAGGATTTAGTAACGGTGAAATAATAGAGCCAGGGGGTAGTTTTGGGTACGGGGACGCTTTAATGGTTGGGTCTAGATACAAGAGTGGATCAAAAGAGGGGGGGCTTGGTTGGCATAAGTTTGAATCTGTATCTGTGTCGAAAGCTGTAGACTTAATATGTGAGGGACCTATACAAGGATTTTGCGATCCAGATGGTAATTATTTAGAATTTAAGGACACTAAGTCAGCTACAAATAAAAATACTCAAGTTAGCTCTGACGATGATTATTTAAGGGGAGTTTTCCTTAACGATTATCCAGTTAAGGAGGTTAAGGAGCTGAGTTCCACGCAAAGACAGGCGGTTTATAATGTTAATGAATTTGATATTGATGTGTCTAGAAACCCAGATGGAGAAATGGGGTCAAATGATCAAGCCTTATTGGAGAGTAAGTATCAATTTGTAGCTGAAACCAAACAGGTAGGGGGGAAGTTGTTTGGCCCGCATACATTAGATGCTGCAGCGGCTGCCGCAGCGGCAGGCTCTGAAATTAGACAATGGAGTAAGAAGTCACCTTTTTTCAATAAAGGGGCATATGTAACGCACTTAGAGGAAAAGTACAAATGTCTTAGGTCTACTAATACATTGTTTAGTCGTTTGGATAATTTTATTAGAAGCCCTTTTGATATACCTCACATAGTTGTTCATAACGCAAAGCTTTTGAATGGTGGCGGTGGTTATATTGAGTCGGGTGATTTATATATGTCAACTAATGCTTTTGTTACTGATGAAGATGATCCATTTGCTATAGGAGAATTTATTGCAAACGCAGAGTATGAGTCTGGTAACATTGTGTTCGAAAGGGCCGAGTATTTGGGCAATGATCCTTTTGGCAATGATGACGAAGCTCAGGAAATAGCTAACAATGAGCCGCTTTTATTAAATATGGAAGATCCTGATTCAATGGGGGTTGATGTTGCTTATTGGGAAGCGGGCCCTAACGCTAAGAAGGTAAAGAAATATAAAGCTGGGGATGCTTACGATGTCGGTGATATTGTCTACGAGTCTCAATTGAAAGTTTTTAAAGTGAAGACAGCTGTAGCTGAATGGGACGCTACTATCCTGCAGGCGGGTGCATCCGCTAGTGACGGAAAGGGCGTAGAGGTAATTTCACTAGAAGATGAAGCAATGTTTGAGCAAGCATCAAGGAAAGAGCATAAGGGCTTTTTAGCTGCAATAGCATATTTAGATTCTAATGCATTTTCTCCAGTTGATGTGTCTCCTAACAATACTCAGTACTGGGTTCCTATATTTGCTGGAAGTAATCCTGATTCATTCACGGATGCAGAAGGGCAACCTTTGTATCATGACCCAACTGGGGCTGGAGCTACTAATCCAGATAATTTAAATCCAGTATTCAAAAAGGCTGGCGGGGATGATCTTGGTCTTACTTTTAGACCTGAAGAGGAGTATCCTATATCTCATATAATAACAAACCAACTGGTTGACCAAGCTTTGGTTTCTATACAAATTGATGCATTGTCTTATATGTATCCAGGTGATAAGGTTGAGGTTTCATATGAGGTTGGTGCATTAATGATGTCTTTATTGGGTGCTATTATTGGTGTTGGGGCATCAGCAGATATAATGTCTGAAGGAGACGAAGTTCCTCCTGATGTAATGTCTTATATAGCTGC